CAGTCCACATTTCGGGGCTAATGCCTTGATCCGGATGCTTCATAGACGTTACACTCCGAGAACTTGCCGGTACGCCTTGAGGTATATCTAAATCATATATCTTTTTGGCGAAAGAGGTAGAGCCAGGGACAGCATATTGCTTTTCTATGCTGTTAACCATTCCGGTCATGACATTGGTGACTTCAACTAGTTGAATCACCAGGGACTGCTCGATTGACAATATTCCATCGTCACCTTTGCATTCGGCGCTGAAGCCTTCGTAAGTTCCGTATATCCGATGATACACGTAAGCAAGTACAACGAGATGCATATACGTGTTCAGCCACAGCGTAAATCCGCTTCCTGATGATACGTTGTCTTTTCTACCAGAGAGTAGGCCATCGGGAGTTAGCATGCCAGATTCCGAGAAATATCGAATCAGATTATCGAAATACGGTGGCACACTCCCTTCCTGGAACAGCTTCCGAATGTGAGCAAAGCCAGTGTCAATCCACACGCGGCCAACGTGGTGATCCCACTTATCCTTGTCTAAGCCCACAACGATGCGCCCGCAGTCCTTAGCTTCCCTAAGCATTGCGTGTATTCTCGTGGTCAATACGTCTTCGTTTATGATCGAGTTGAAGCCAGGGGCCTGTATTTCCTGCACTAGATGAGTTATCGGCCCAACAATTGTAGCATCCAAGATGGAGACGGCGTGGGGTTGACCCCATACGGCGCGCTGAGACGTATCCTCAATCTCTGGCCCTTTCATATCTGTGCGTCGGAACGGCAAATTTGGAACCGACCACCCAAGATGATTTGGGTCATTAGCCATCGCCTTCGCGAGGGCGAGGTACATAGGGAGATGGTCATCCTTGAGCGTCATAGCCCCCGTCAGAACCTTCGTCCCATCCACTATCGCGCTTTCATAGTCATAGACTCTACCGTGCAGGTAAAATGGCATACCCCAGTTTGTAGTTTTGGGTAGTCGATCTAGACCATTCTCAATTGATAGAGGACGCAGCCGACCTTCATAGTCTGCTAAACCCGTGTAAGTATCGATGAAATCAGCAGCCCTGCTAATCTCCCCGCTATCAGCTTTCACGGTAACCGGTTGGAAATAACCAGTGTAAACTTCCTTCACGCGCGCCCATTCCTGTCTTGGACTTCTGGGGCCAACCTTTTTCGCCCAAGCATTTAAGTCCTCCATAAATGGGGGGCCCATCTTTGTTCGGATAGGTATAGCTATTTTCATCCATTTCTTGAGTATACGCGCCAGAGGCATATCACCATACAATTTGGTGC